AAACAGGAATTACAAATGTTGTAGACACCACTGGTAAAGGACTCAGGCAATTAAGATCTAATGCTCTAAATCTTCATAAAGATATTAAAGGTGGACTAAAGTACTATAAAAATACGATAGCTAAACAATTAGGGTCTGATGAGTTAATAGGTGGACTGACAGACACCGCTACTAGTATGATAAGTGGTTCTCGTGGCTCCGGTAGTAGTGGCCCCGGTAGTACTAGAACACCGGGAGAATCTACAACAATGGGTCAAGGTGGACGACAAGGTATGAGAGGTGCAGACTTATTCGCTACTACTAAAAGGAGTACTGTAGGCTCAGGTGGTAAAAGAAAACTAAGAAAGATTCAAAAGAAAGGGTCATCAGGTGCTAGAGTATGAAGAATGTTTATGAAGGTTCTCAACTTAAGAGTCTATATGAACAAGGATTTTCCCAAAGGGAAGCTTACCTTAATAGGGCTAGAGAGTGTGCTAAACTAACAATACCTACCTTACTCAAAGACCAAGGTTCAAATTGGACT